AGTCTCATCGCTACAATTAATCAATGTAAACTTTGATAAAGAACACGAAGACCTTACTACACGCGTTGATGCTGCACTTCAAGTTGCAGAACTTGACGCAGTTGACGTAACTGATGAATCAATTAATTTCGACAATCCCTAATGTTGAGGAACTACAGAGGCTCTATCGTGATCTCATCGCATTGGAGGCAGCGTATCGCAGCCAAAAAGTCTGCTTCTACAAACCACGCACATATTCCTCACTTGGAGCCCGCGGCATCCAAGATTCTTTCCACAGAGCAGGAGATGCTACTGTACGGTTGGTTCTCGGGGATAATCGGTCTGGCAAGTCTGTATCTGGTGTCTGTGAATCTATTGCCCACTCATTGGGGGAGCGTCCTTGGCTTGCAAAAAATGATCCTGATCGGATTGTTCGTCTTGCTAATGGTGAACCTATCCCTGTGCCAAATATCGGTCGTGTCATTGCGCAAAACTATACACAGGCAATTAAGCAGAATATCTTTCCAAAATTTCAAGAATGGGCACCAAGAGGTTGGTATAAAGTAAAATATGATACGCGCGGCATTCCTACTGAGATCATTTGGAAAAATGGAAGTGTCATTTACTTCATGTCAGATGACCAAGAAGATGATGTCTTTGAAGGAACTAATGGACACTGGTTCTGGGGGGACGAACCATTTGGCTATCGCAAATATGTCGCGCTCAAGCGCGGCCTCATTGATTTCAGTGGCCATGCGTGGCTTACCCTCACCCCTCTTTCACAGGTTTGGATCGCCGATGTTATCGAAGCCCGAGCAGCCGATCCCGATGGTGATGTCAAAGTTTTTGAATTCTCAATCTGGGATAACTGCATCGACAATGGCGGTGTTTTGCCCAGAGCCGCCATCGAATCCTTCATTGCAGATTTACGCGAAGATGAAAAAGGCGCCCGAGTGGGTCGCCAGTGGCTCCATTTAACAGGACGAGTTTTCAAAGAATGGATGGCTGAACCACCATATTGGATCGAACCATATGAGATACCAGCACACTGGCCTCGTATTGAAGTCGCTGATCCGCATAATCGCAAACCCATCGCGATTCTCTGGGCAGCTATTTCACCAGATAACCAAATCATTGTTTATCGTGATCTCTTTGAAGAACGTCTTCGTACAGTTGATGATGTTTCAAAAGAGGTCAAACGACTTGAAGGCTGGGAATGGAGTGCAAATAAGCAGCGATACGTTTCGGGCGAACTTACCGAGAATGTTCAAATGCGACTCATTGACTGGTCTTCTAGAGAAACCGATCGAACAAGTGGAGAATCAATTTGGTCGCGGTTTGCAGAACAAGAACTCATCCATTTACTCGCTAACAAACGAAATGCTGATGCAGGATATGACGCTATTCATGAATCTCTCAAATTACCTTATGAGTGGAGCAAACCCCAACTAGTTGTATTTAATACCTGCAAACACGTAAAACAAAACTTTCTTCGTCACGTATATGATGATTGGGCAACCAGCAAACAGCGCGATCTTAAAGGCGAAAAACAAGAAGTTCGCAAAACTGACGACGATTTCTTAGACTGTATTCGATATATATTCCAGTCTGGTGTAACCTACCGAATGTTGAAACGCGACATGCAAAAGCGCCTCTTTCCACAGGAAGCCAGCACAGCATTGTGGAGACGTAATGACAGACATTCTTAAAGCAAAAGATTTCGTGCGCGTGCGCCTAACACGTAACGGCACAAATCTCTATGACCAAGCCTTTGTTAGTACTGAAGAAGATTTTACCGAACATACAACCGAACGCGTTGTGCTTTCGACCAATATGTCTACTTCACAAGCTATAAATCTCGGAGGCATAACAACTGGTCGTCGTATCTTTCTAGAAGCGAGTAAGGCTATTCAAGTAGGTCTTGGTGTTACACCAGCCTCAAAATGGCTATTAGATGACCAAGGTGTTTTGGTTATGGTAGGTTCGTTTTCTCATATTTGGGTGCGTAATACTGGTACAGTTGAATCCGTAATTACTTATGTGGTGACTGACTAATGGCCAAGCACATCAAACTTACTGATGAACGTGCGCAAAAACGCGGAAGAGTATTGGTCGAGTTAATCGATCATGATATCCGTACACGTCAACCAATGCTCAGTAAGATTGAATTGATTCGCTCATACTATTATGGCGATGTCAAACGAAAATTACGTTATCCCGGACAAGTAAATCTTCATCTTCCAGTAATTGCTGAGAAGGTTGAGGGACTTGTGCCAAAAATGATGAATGCATTATTTGGGGCTGAACCCCATGTAACATTGCAGCGTATTGGTAGCGATCCAGACCCAGATCGCACATTACTTAATGAGGCATATCTGAACTGGGCAATTGAAGTAGATATCCCAGAAACATATCGACGCGTCCAACGTTGGGTGCGGGGATCATTTTTAGATGGTCCTTCCGTGATTATGCCTTATTATTGTTACAAAACACGTAATGGTGTTATCACTGTTAATCTTAAAAATTCATGGCGTGCGGGCGAATCTGATTTAATTGGTATGGAAGTACCAGTCGATCGTCCCAAACTTCCAGTTGAATTACTAATTGAGTATTTTGGACCATCAGTTGAAATCACTGAGTTGACTAAAGACGGCATTGAACTTAACGAATCAAATGATGTAATCTATGATGGCATTATAGCTATCGTTAATTTCGTAGAGAATCGCCAGCGTTTAACTGATGTTAAAGTTTATTTTAATGACACTAAATATATTGATGAAGTAGAACTGTGTATTCACAGAGAAATCATAGTCAGCGACCATGTTCGACTTGATAATATTGAGTTTGAAGATTTTATCGTTCCTTACCATACCTTCGACCCACAAGAAGCGGAACGTGTCACGAGACAATATTGGCTCACAGTGGAAAATCTCGAACAACGTAGAGAAAATGAGGGATGGAATCTAACCGATGCTGACATGGCAATTGTGCGGGGTCAGGCACGTTCCGAAAAAAAAGAGCAACGACCAGATAATCAAAATCTAAAAGATCAAGTCGATACACAAATCGGCGAGAATAATACAGAACTTGCGCCAACGCATGAATTTGAACCATTCAATGATAACAAAATTTTAATCTTTGAGGTTTATACTCGCGATGAAATTGATAGTAAATATTACGAGGTTGTCTATCAGATTCCAGCTTGTCTTGAAAAAATTGTCTGCGCTGATTATCTAGAAGTTTTATTCCCACACAGACGACGACCATTTGCAGTATTACATGGTGTTCAGACTTCTGATACTTTCTATACGATACCAATTGCTCAATGGCTATTACCAATCAATGAAGAAGTTGATATCATAGTAAATCAGGTTCATGAAGCACAGGAGATCATTAATAATCCTTTCTTCTTCTATGAACCACTTGCACTAGCTGACGCCTCAGAACTTCTAAATGGATTATATCCGGGTCTTGGAATTCGTACAGCTAATGCGCAAGGTATTCAGTTTCCAGCATTCCCACAGCAACCGCTGGCCAATCTTTCAGCTGTAGATTCATTACTCATGTTTGCTGATCGACTTACCATGTCTCCGCAATCAGTAGGTTCGTCACAGGTACGAAATGCGCCACGTACGGCACGTGGTACAATGGCCCTACTTAGCGAGGCTGGCGCTAAAGTCGATACCTTTATCATGGAAGCCCAAAAGGATGGTTGGCGTGAACTGATGTATCAGATTCACGGCCTCTATCAACATTTTGGACCAGAAGAAAAATGGTTCTGGGTTACGGGCGAAGCCAAGCCACGTAAAATTACAAAAGAGGATATGGATGGGCGCTATGAATATATTTTCTCAGGTAATAGCGTCAATACGAATAGAGAAGTACGTCGTAGCATTGCTCAACTACGATACTCGACGCTAGCCAATGAACCACTTTACATGCAAGACATGTCGGCCCGCCAAGCTCTCATCGAAGATTTCCTTCGTCATAATGCTGAAGGCACTAGTATCGACAGACTTCGGCCGCGAATTCAAGGACAAGGCGGAACTCATGCCCCGATGCCACAGGATGTTGAACTAGAAATGATGCGAGGTGGACAGATCGTCGAAGTTTTACCAACTGATGATGATACTGCTCATTTGAAAATCATTCGTCAATTTATGACTAATAATCAATTTGAAATGTTAGAGCCATGGCAGGTTGCTTTGGTTGCTCAGCATGCTGATGCACATGCAAAAGCAATGATGATGAAACAGGCTCAAGGTCAATTACCCGGCGGTGGTAATGGTGGTCAAGCAAATAATGTACCAACTCAACTTAGTGATTTAGAGGGTGGTGTACAATAATGCTTGATCTGGCAAAATTCTATAAAAATCTTGATGGTCGCATTGACTTACAAAGACAAGTTATAATCTATAAAACACACACTGAAACACTAGACCAAATCCGCTATCAAGTAGGATTACTAGATGGTCTTCTTCTAGCCAAATCAGTTATCACTGATCTACTAGCGAAAGGAGGTAATGATGCCGACTAAGAAACAAGTAAAAGCTCGGGCAATCGAAAAGATTGGTTCGATTATTACTAATAAACCAAAGATGGCTAGTCAAGTTTCATCCACGTCTTTAGAACAAGTACGTACAAATGTAAGTACTAAGACTCCGGGCAAACTTGCTGCTAATCGCGAACTTCAATCCCGTGCAACAAATGATGTATACGGGGACAATAATGCAACTAGGCGTAAGAAAGGTTTTCGCTAAACCATGTCATTAGACAAAGAACTTGCGGGCGTTACAGCACCAGAGATCGATTCGCCCGACGATCTACACGATGATGCCGTACTAGACACTAATACTGTTGACGACGGAGCCGACGATGTTAGTTCGGCGGACCCTACTAAGGTCCAGCCCGAACGCACACTCGAAAACGTTCGGCGTGAACTGCTTCGTAAGCAGGAAAAACAGGAACAGAAGCAGGCAGAGACTGCCGCGCTTTTGGCCCAAATCGCCAGTACAGTCGCTACAATTGCTTCGACAAAACCAGTCTCCGAAAAAACTGGCCGAACTCTTGATGATATGTCGCTTGAAGAGCTTCGTATTCTCAAGGCGCAAGTGCCAGAAGAAAAGAAGGCTGAATTTGATGAATACTACGAGGATCGCAAGATCACGGATCGTGTGAACTTGAAGTTGAATCAATACTCGGAATCCGAAAAGCATGATGCGGAACGCAAACGAGCCAATCAACTGGCCGTAGACCGCTATCCGCAACTTATGGATCGGGTTTCGCAGTTACGACTCGAAGTTAATCGGCGCCTCGACGGCCTAGACCAGAACTTCATTCGGTACAATCCGCGCATTGTCCTAAATATTACTGATGATGTGGCACAAGATATGGGTATCACTCCACGTGTTATTAAAGGCACACGTTCTGTTTCCCAACCTAGTTCCACCAGACGCTCAGAAAAGCCAACGAATACTTCGGAAGCTTCTGATGTGTTATCTGACGCAGAATATGAAAAGATTTCAGCAAAACTTAAGCATGCAAAAAAGGGTGGGTTTGACAAAGCTCGCGTGATGGCGCGTGCTGCGGAATATAATGACTTTAATCGAGGTAGAAACAATGGCTAAACCGAATGCATCTGTAAAGAAAGACCCGTTTGCACCACAAGCACCCTATCAGGTTGTTGGACGTATGCCAGGGGATGAAGAATCCCCAGAAGGTTATGTACTAGGCTGGAAGTGTGAAAGGTTGCGCAATTCGGGAGTAACTGGTGGCTGGAAGGGCTGGGAAGTACTTACTTGGGATCATCCTGCTATGAAGGAAATCCATAAGTTCATTCCAAGTGCCCCGATGCGCATGCAAGGCTCAGAAAATATTGATAACGTGGTGAGGCGTGTAGACCTAATTCTATGCCGCATCAAGGCAGCTTGGTTCGATGCTCGTCAAGAGGAATCGGCCGAACTTTCGCGTCAACGCGTTGCAGATTTGGATGTTCCAGAAGGCCAAGAACTCATGCCTAATGTCAAAACAATTGGCGGGGGGCGCCAAGCTGACAAAAATCCTACCTTCGGTGGAAAGCCGTTGGATAGCGAGTTAATGGCTAAACTCCGTAATACTTAAGAGGTCTTTTATTAATGGCTAATCCAAATGCGCCTTTTGGTTTTCGCGTTGAGCGAAATGCAAATGGCGATCATCCTCGGGTTCGTCCATATACAGCTACAGCTAGTGTGGCAATCGGTAGTGGTGCAGTATTAAACCTAAATGCTGATGGCACTGTATCGGTTTGGGGTGGAACAAACCTCAATCGTTCAAAGTTGATTGGCACAGCGGCAACGCCTATGACCACAACTGCCACGGATCGCACGGTCTTTGTATATGATAATCCCGGAGAAGAATTTGTTGTTCAATGCGACGATAAGTCTGTTACAAATATTAACGGTCTAATCGGGCGCTTTTTCACTGGTGTGAGCATGACTTCTCGCAACAGTACACTTAATCAGTCAATTTCTGCACTGGATGCCAGTTCAGGAACTAGCGTAAATAACTCAACCACTCTTGCTGTTTTCCAAGGCATACGGTTTTCTGGAGAAGTTGCTAACATTGCTACACAATCATTTGTGCGTGTAGTTGTTCGCATCAATCCAACCAACCACATTCTTGGAACTGCTGCAACAGGCGTCTAAGGAGGGACAGTAAATGCCAGCGAATAGCCTATTGTTTCGTAGTAATCTACAGAAACTCTATGCCGCACGACTCCCGTTTATCGACGAGATTCTTTTCGAGCCGCATAAAGCCCCCGAAATGACGTATCAGCGAGTCTTCAATGTGCGTGACTCTGCTCGCGCATATGAAGAAATTCTGGGTCTAGTTGGACTCGGTCTATTTAAGGTCAAGCCCGAAGGTAGTCCGATTGATTATGATACTTTCACTGAGGGTTTCTCAAAGCGGTTTGCTCACGACACATTTGCCAATGGGTTTATGGCGACGTGGGAAGCTGCTGAGGATGATCTTGATGGTGTCATCAATCAGGCAACACCAGAATTGGCTGAGTCAGCCCGGCGTAGTATTGAAACGTCCGCTTTTGATGATCTGAATAATGCCTTTGGTGCTCTTGTAACGGGCATGGACGGCGTTTCATTTATCAATAGTGCACATCCACTCGCATATCCGGGCGGTGGCACATTCAGCAATCTAGTCTCGGCTGATCTTGCACAAGGTTCAATCGAGTCGGCCATTAACATCTTTGACGACATGCGCAATGATCGGGGTCTTCTGGTCGGTCTTGAAGCCAAGATGTTGATTATCCCACCCGAACTAAAGTGGACAGCCCACGAACTCCTGAAGTCACAACTGCGGTCCGATACAGCTAACAATGCGGCAAACGCACTTAGTATGATTGGCCTAGAAGTACTTCCCATCAAGTATCTCACGAATGCGGAGAACTGGTTCATTGCAACCGATCCTTCGCAACATCGTTTGATGTACTACTGGCGCAAGGAGCCGTTCAATGACAACTATGTGGACCCGGAAACTCTCAACCTCAAGGTTAAGATGCTTTACCGTATGTCGCATGGTGTCGCTGATTGGCGTGGTTGGGTCGGCGGACAGGGTTAAGGAGGTAGCTTAATGGCTTTAACTCGTTTTAGTGATCCACGATCTGGTGCTGTTTCCGGAGCTAATCCAACCGATACTCGTATCGATGGACCAGTTTCTGGTGCGCTACAAATTCTTACTGCGCAGTTTGATGCCGTCACTGGCACCACAACTCCGCGTGTAGATATTGATCTTCCAGCAGGTTGTCGTTTCCGAATTACGGATGCGACATTTCGGGCACAGACGGTAACGTCAAACCCGGACATTCAGATTGGCACAATTGCAGCGGTTTCCGCTTTAGTTGCGTCTGTCAATGCAACAACGCGTCTTGGGGCACTTACGCTCAAGGCGGCTGGTAAGAATTATGCGCAAGGCGATGTCATTCGTGTCACTATCACGGCTGGGTCTGGTGAGGCTTTGACTATGGGCGTTGTTACGCTTATTGGTCATATCTCAGCACCCCCACAATCCGTGAGCGTTCGCAACTCGACATACTTCTAAACTAACACAAAAGACCGGGGGCGCCCTTGGCCCCCGGCACACTAACACATGCATAGTATTAAATGTATGAAGTGCGGGGCCGCAGAGGTTAGCACAGTTCATTATAATCATGATATTATTGAAGGCGAATCTACACTTGAATTTGAACAGCCCCATGCCATCAAATTAACAAATGCACCTAAGATAGTTTTTGCCATACCATGTGGAACTAAACAGCATGTTTTGCGTTATACGTGCGATAAGACACAGGGAGGGTGCGGGTCCGAATGGGCGGATGTACCTACTTATAAAACGCCAACTCTAATTCCTATTCAGTTTTTAATGAATTATCATTCATTACAAATGCCACTAAATGTGGCAACTATTCTTTTAGTTAAATCTGGTCTATTATCATCTGAAGCTCGTCAAATCATGACCAAGCGAGCAATCGAAATGGGAGCAAAATATATAGTCTATTGGGACGATGATATCTTGGTTCCAGCAGATGGACTCTATCGCCTTTATAATTTCATGGAAAAAAATCCCAAGGTTGGCATGGTGGCATCAGTTTGTACCACGCGTCATGCTGAATTCACTGAACCTGTAATCTATAAGACCCATGGTGAAGGCGCATATTGGGAATTCGAGTGCGGTGAGGGCGCCGTGCCAGAACAGATTTTTGCTGCTGGTGCAGGTTTTACCATGGCTCGCATCTCTGCAATCGTTGATGTAATTGCCAAATTAAAGGCCGATAATGGTGGTACTGAAGTTCCAATTTGGGCCGATGAGAAGGCTCTAATCATAACTAAAGATAAACCCGGTGTCGATCAAATCAATCAATTTTGGGGCCATGATATTCGTTTCTGTAAATTATTACAGGAATCTGGCTATCCAATCTACGTACATGGCGCAGTACTTTGCGGGCATCTAGATGTACGAACAGGACAAATTTATACTTTGCCGGATGATGCTCCCGGCTACCAAAAGGTAAAGGATCGCCTTGCCAAATCCAAAGAAAATTCACAAGGTTCTATCGGAATACAAATCCCGCACACTTCACTCGGGGTCGAAACACGGACCTCTAGTCACTAGTCGTTCACAGGCCATTGCCATCGCCATGAGCGAAGCAGGCATGTCTAAGAAAAAGAAAAAAAAGAAGTAGTTAGTGGCGAATACGTACTATATTGATCCAATAGCTGGAAACAATGCCAATTCGGGCTTGATCGGTTTCCCTAAACAGACACTTGTGGGGCTGGGTAGTGCTCCAGCCATTACTCCAGATAATGGGGATGTGTACATATTAGTGAATAGTGGTGCGCATGAACTGCCTTTGAGTGCCAATGAGTATTCGATCACGAAAAACGTGACCATTCGTGGAGGTACGGCCTTGGGTGCGAACGCCACGACCACTATCAGTTCCACAAGCGATAGTACGGTGCGTCGGTACGTAGAAGTTGCCGCTGCATCGACGATTACGTTCCAGAACATTATTTTTGACTTCACGGCCACCACCACGGATGCTGATGCATACGATGTTGTGCGATACAATGGTAGCACGAGTCTGGTATTGTTCGAAGGATGCGAATTCCTGTTCACCAGCATCGGGGGCACATATTCTGGAGTGCGCCGGATATTCAACCAAGTGAGCAATCCGGGCACTGGTGTGGACTCGATTAAGTTTCGCCGGTGTTACTTCCAGAATTCGATCACGTCTCCGTTCTTTCTGAACGCGGTCACGGACAATATCTGGGAAGAGTGCGTGGCTATCTTTGGGACCACTGGCTTTACATTCATCGCGCGCGCATTGGCTGCTGGTACGGGAGGCGAAACCACGTTCACGAACTGTACACTGTACGCAGATACAGGTTCAAATACTATGGGTTCGTTTCTCGTCCTTAATCACAATGGTACCACATTTGGAGCATCTACGCACAGCAATATCGTGTATGCTAATTCATCGTCCGCGAGCACGCTTATCGCTTTCATGCGTGATTCTAGTGGTCCGAACACGGTTACTGGTACGCGCGGATTCAACGTCCTGATTGGTGGCGTGGATGTTGCCGACTTGGCTGACATCTACTCGAACGGTTGGTATGAAAAGAGTTGGGACGCAAACCAAAACGATGCCACGGGTCTGGACGAATACGCTACAGACCATGTGGGGTACGCCGTGGCCGCGTCCACTCTGTTCAACGCTCCCGACAGTTCGTACGCATGGAGCACGGTCAATGGGCAGACAATCACGCTTCCCAAGGATTTACGTCCACGCTTATATCAAACTGCTAGTTCTATTGGTGGCGTAGTTGGCGCTCTTCCACCAGCATTAACTGATTATTCAGCAATATTAACTACTAACATCATTGCCCCATTTCCAAATGATACCATTATAATTACAATGACTGCAGCAAACACAGGCACTGCTGCAACCAATACAATATTTACATGTTTAATTCCGGCAGGACTTTCATTAGTTAATACAGTGGCAAGTCAGGGTTCTTACATTGCTGGAACAGGTATTTGGACAGTTGGAGATATTGCAAGTGGAGTTAGTAAGACATTAACATTAACCTGCACTGTTGATGCCGATCAAGCAGGTAATTCCATAGATATTTCTGCCTCATGGACTAGTGGTGATCCAGCAACTGATTCAGATTCTACAAACAACACTGATTTACTAACAATCAATGTACAGGTTGATGATGACACTGATCCTAGTACTATTCCTTATTTGGATGTAGCTCCAATCTATGCCGAAGTACTACGTGCTGAAGTCAATGCTTCAATCTATACAAAACGTAATCGTCTTCGACAAAACGAAGTTCGGCAAGATTATGATGCAATTTGGCGTGAATATACAAGTCGCCGTATTACAATTGCACCAAGTACAACAATTCAAATTATCAGCGGAATTGAACGTGCATCGTATCTATTAACTGAAAGTACGGGCGATGTTCAAGTTTCGCTTAGTCTTGGCGATACAACCCAGTTCTTTCCATCTTCGCGGCGTCTCGCTGTGTTAGCTGGAGATTTTTCTGTGATTAAACTTTCTAACCCATCGGCTAGTGTGTCGGTGGATATTCTTATTGTGGTGATAGATTAATGGCAAATGTCGCAATTCGTAAAGTCCTTCAACGGCATCCCAGTGAAACTATTTATGGATCACTTTTAGCTGGTGCAATTACTAATGGTGATTACGATCTTATTTTAGAACCCGGACACTGGTATATTACCCTATTTGTTAATGCAAATGCTGTTTCTGCTGGTACAATTTCTGCCGTACCATTAGATGCAGCAGGAAATGCACTAAGCGAAGAACCTTATTTTATATTTAATAGTGCTACGGCAGGATCAAGTGCATTTACTTTAATTGATATAGTTGGTCCATTAACAGTTATTGCTGGTTCTCCAGCTGGTTTTCCACAAATTCCACCAGTAGGAATCTATGGAACTATTCGTTTTACCATCGCATCAATTGCTGGGGCTGGTGCAACTAATCGTATTGATTATGTCGCCACACGAGTAATGTAATAATGTTAATCGCTAAAGATTTTCTTAATGAAGGACTCGAACGTCTTGGCTGGCCACAGATCGAGGATGTTGAAAGTCCTACACTTCAAACACGTCATCGTAAATTTTTGCGAATTAGCAATCGTGTATTAAAGGCTTTATGCACATACAATGATTGGCCTTTACTACGCAAGACTGGCACGATAGTTACCATTGCATCCGAAGTCAGTGATACGACTGCTGGATTAGAAGAATATGTCACTGCCACCATAAATAGTGATACCATCACAGTTGATAATAAAATATTTACTGATGTTTATATTGGTCGTGCCATTTTAATTAGTGGCGATGATTATGTATACCGTATCATTAGTATCCCAACACCTAGTACTTTGCAATTAAATCGTGCTTGGATCAGTGCCAGTATAGTGCCCGCAGATCAACGCACTTTTACCATTGCCATGGATCAGTATGCCTTGCCAGAAGATTTTGATCGCTTCTCAGACAAGGCCCAGAGTGCGTTTGCACCATGGACTATTAATCCATTGGACCCACGCGAGTTCGCTGCCAAACGACGCCAAGAACGTCAGATTTTGCTGGACGAACCACAGTTCTTTACAGTGTGGGGACTAAATGATAATGAGACGGCACAACTATTACACTTTCATGCATATCCTAAATTCGCACGATTACTAACCTATGACTATCAGCGTATTCATCCAGACCTTACTTCAAATCAAGATA